CGATGGCTGAAAAAACAAGCCAAAGAAAAAATAGATCGTGGATACTAAGCCATGGCAATGCACACCGAACTTTGGTTTCCTCAAGTAATATGGTCAAAAGTAGCTACAGATTTAGTTGACAATCAAGAACTAAAACGTTGGGCATATGAACGTAAACAAAATGATGTTGGCCGTGTAGTAAGCAACTTTGGCGGATTTCAAAGTTCAGATATTCTTCCTAAAGACAACTCACAAATTGATATTCTTGTTGAGCATCTAGACAAAGAAGTTAACTGGTGTTCACAACAGGTAGGGCTTCCTGAAATGCAAATTACCAATATATGGTTGAACATAAATCCTCCAGGTTCATATAATCATTTACACAATCATGTTGGTGCAGTATTCAGCGGAGTATACTATGTTCATGCTGAAGAAAATCAGGGTAACATACAGTTCGAACGTATGGACGGGGCAGAGTCCTTTTTACCTGACTATGTTGAAAAGCAAACGTATTACAGTGCAGGTAGAGCAACATATCCATGTAAAACAAATGGGCTTTTAATTTTTCCTGGTTGGTTAAAACATTCAGTTCAGGGCAACCAAAGCAATATAGATCGAATAAGTATTAGTTTCAATTACGAGACTAAGTCATGACACAGATTTCAAACCTACAAAGTAATATGCCTATCCATCATGAAAAGATATTACAACAAGAAAGACTAGAAGAATATTACAATAATAAAAAAAGAATGGAAGAACACCATAATAAACGTATTCAATTAACAGAGTTGATGTTACAAAAGTATTGGGAAAAAATTGCCATGTTAAACACTTATAATAGACAACGGCAAATACAACAAGCCCAAGCTGACCAAGGCCAATTCTTAGACATAGAGGTAAAATAATGCGATTAGAAGAAGATGTTAAATTAGACTACAAAGACGTCCTGATAAGACCTAAACGTAGTGTATTAGGTAGTAGAAAAGAAGTTGATCTAGAACGTGGTTTCACTTTTAGAAATTATAAACCAGAAGCTATGACTATGGAGGATATTAGACCAGAATATAGAAATTGGAGAGGTATTCCTATCATGGCAAGTAATATGGATGGTGTTGGTACGTTTGAAATGGCAAATGTACTTGCAGAACAGAAAATTATGACTTGTCTAACAAAAACCTATACTGTAGCACAACTGGTTAATTATTTTGAAACAGGCGGAGTAACACCTGAAAGAACAAACTATGTAGCAATGAGCATAGGAATAACAGACACTGATCACGAAAAGTTTAGAAAAGTGTATGAACAAACAGGATCACAGTTAAAGTATATTTGCATAGATGTTGCAAACGGATATTCCGAAAGGTTTGCAACCTTTGTAAAGCAATTTAGATCTTTATATCCTAACACAGTTATCATAGCCGGTAATGTAGTCACTGGAGAAATGACAGAGGAGTTAATATTAAATGGAGCAGATATCGTCAAAGTCGGAATCGGACCAGGGTCGGTTTGTACGACTCGCATACAGACTGGGGTGGGCTATCCCCAACTTAGTGCGGTTATTGAGTGTGCAGATGCGGCGCATGGACTCGGCGGACATGTTATTGCTGATGGGGGCTGTACTAGCCCTGGTGATGTTGCAAAGGCTTTTGCAGGTGGTGCCGACTATGTAATGCTAGGAGGCATGTTAGCAGGACATGACGAAGGCGGCGGCGAAGTCGTTACAAAATACTATAACCCTAAAGGAGAATATTTTTTAGCTAACCAAGAAAAAGGTGAATATGCTCCAGTTATAGAAATGAAACAATTCATGCAGTTTTACGGAATGAGCAGTAAAAGTGCAAATGAAAAACATTTTGGCGGATTGAAAGACTATCGTTCGTCAGAAGGCAGGACAGTTCTTGTTCCTTACAGAGGATCCGTAGTGCATAGCATTCAGGAGATACTCGGAGGAATAAGATCTACCTGTACGTATGCAGGTGCAAAAAGACTGAAACATTTAATGAGATGTACAACTTTTGTAAGATGCACACAAACATATAACAATATGTACGAAACAGCCACGATAGGAAATTAAATGGAGTATTTAGATTTAGTTTTAAAAGGACAAGTGTATCTTTTCCTAATAGTATTTGTAATGATGATTGCAGGTATGGTGAAAGAAAACAGTTTATTTGATGATGTGTTTTGTTTCTTTGAACAGAATCTTAAAAGTAAAAAAGCAGTTGTAGCCGTGGTCAGTGCTATTACAGGACTACTACCTATTAAAGGCCGTGTCACAGTAAGTGCAGGACTATTAGAAGCACTTGCACCAGACAAAGGTTGTTGTGGCAGAGAAAAGTTTGGCCCAATTGATTATGTAAGTACACATCACTATTACTTTTGGTCACCACTAGAAAAGACAGTCATTCTACCTATGGCGGCATTTGGATTGACTTACACAGCATTCATGGGAATCATTTGGCCATTACTAGCAGTATCAGTAGCATTTATTATTTCTTATCTAGTTTGGGGTGTAAAAGAAAGTGAAATTGAACTTAACGATTGTACACGACAAATTAAAGTAAGTAGAATTACTAGATACGTACTGCCGTATGTTGCAGGTGTTGGTGCTATTATTGCAGGAATTAATTTTCTCTGGGCATTTGGTGCTCTCACATTGTATTATATGATTGTGACACGAACATTTGATATTCCAAAACTTATAAAATATGTTGATTGGAAACTAGTTGCTTGGGTAGCACTTATTATTTTTGCGGCAAATGTGGTAAGAGAAAACACAGAAGCAATAAAAACATTTTTAGAATCAAGTGGACTAGATATAAACACAGTAAGTGGTTTTACTCTGCTGAGTTTGGCTAGTTTTGCAGGTGCATTCGCATTAGGCTCTAGTTCGCGATTTGGTGCCCTTACAGTTCTAATGGCAAGTATATACGGTATAGAGTACCTACCTTGGTTTTTTGCAGTAGATTTTGTAGGATATTTGATAAGTCCAATGCATAAATGTGTAGCAATTGGTATGTTGTATTTTGGTACAAAATTACGGTATTATGTAACAATATTAGGTGCATGGGGCGGATTAGTAATAGCTACAGCCGGAATTGGATTAATCTTTTCTTGACAACTTCCGAAAAAGATTGTATAAATAATAGTGTAGAAAGAGGAAAGAGTCCTTTTACTACTAGATTGCCCAATAGGGGATCTATAATTAATCTTGCTTAATAAAGGAGAAAACAATGACAAGACTAACAACTCTAGACTTAACCCCACTACATAGACACATGGTAGGATTCGACAGAATGTTCGATGAAATGGACAGGCTGTTTGAAAACAGTGTAAATAGCCAGGGGTATCCTCCATACAACATTGCTAAACTAGACGAAGAAGGAAACGAATTTATGGTTTCACTTGCAGTCGCAGGGTTTGGTATGGACAATCTAAACATTACTAAAGACGGTAATGCTTTGAAGATTGAAGGTACAACTCCAAAAGGAGAAGACAAAGTTAATTACCTACACAAAGGTATTGGCGGCAGAAGCTTCCGTAGAGAGTTCACCCTTGCTGATCACGTAGAAGTGAAAAATGCAGAATTAGCAAATGGTATGCTAAACATTCATCTTGTAAGAGAGATACCAGAAGAGTTACAGCCTAAAAAGATTGAAATCAATGCAGGCAAAACTATTGAAGGTACATCAACTGACAAGTAAAAAGTCTAGGGGGGCTAATAACCCCCCTAACACTAGAGGAATATTATGAATACTGAAACTATTGAAGAAGTCAAACTCGACGAAAAAATCGAGAAAACAGTTATTGATCCTGGAAAATACCATGTGGTATTTTTAAATGACGATCAAACTCCTATGGAGTTTGTTATTGAAGTCTTGATGGGTATTTTTAAACATTCAAGAGAAACTTCAGAAAAAATTACACTTGATGTCCACACAAACGGAAGTGCAATAGTAGGTACATACAGTTTTGAAATAGCAGAACAAAAAGGTACTGAAGCCACTTTAGCGGCTAGGAATGCAGGCTTCCCGTTAAATATACGTGTGGAGAAAGCATGAGTAATTTAAAAGAATTAACTTGGGAACACCATAAAAACGCGGAGAGACAATCCTACGTAAAGGTGTTAATGAGTGGAAAAATAAATCCAAAGTTTTATGCAACATATCTTTGGAACCAACATAAGAAATACGACCTATTAGAAGCACTAGCAGGTGCTCAAGGTTGTTTAGATGATTTACCTGACATAAGACGTAAAATGAAGATCGAACAAGATTTTCTTGAACTATGGAAAGACGAAGAGCAACCGCCTGTTGTCCAAAGCACTCGTGATTACATTATGCATATGAAAGAAATTATGAATGATCCGGACAAACTAATGGCTCATGTGTATGTTTTACATATGGGTGATTTGAGTGGTGGACAAATGATTGCACGTAAGGTACCAGGTGAAGGTCGTATGTATCAATTTGATACTGATAAAAAAGAACTAAAAGAATTGATTAGAGCAAAAACCAATGATGACATGGCAGATGAAGCTAAGTTTGTATTTGAGTCTGCAACTAAACTGTTCCAAGATTTGATGGAGTTAGATATTGAGCATTATATGGAACAAACTGATTGATTGCAAAGATGATATAATTGCAATTTTTGATGAACAAGCCAAAGAAATAGACGAACCAGGATTAGATTATTTTAATAGGCCTGACAGTGGTTGGATAAACCGTGTTTGGGCTAATGATTATGTCCGTAGAGCCCACATCGATGTAGTAGATGCTAGAGATACAAAAGGCTTATGGATGATGCATGTATGTATTTTTCCTACTTTAGATAATCCTGCTCCTATATACGGTTTTGATGTTATAGCTGGTAAAAACAAAATGACTGGTGCTTTTCATGACTTTTCGCCAAGTTCAGATCCTGACCATCCTATGATACAAGGTTATTACGACAGTGTAGAACACTTTGTACCTGAAAAGCCACGTGAGCTTCCTGAGTGGGCAAGGAACATTTTTACAGGTAAAATGCTGGCCGCAGGTAATGTAAAAACTGACGAAGAAGCTACAGAAATTATACAAATAGCACTAAGCAATCTACATGCTTATTTTGAAGAAGTAGGAGAAACTAAAGGAGAAGGACCTCCAGACCTAGTTGCCGCTTGCCAAAACTACTATTGCGAGAACCAGCAACAAAACCCACATACAGCCAACGTAATGAAGTCATTAGGACTTCCAGAAGCAGATGTAGATCGTTTCTGCACTGATATGCTGTTTCCTAAAATTGCATAAATACTTTTAGGAGTATTAAATGCGTTACAACGAATTCAAAACAGTACCAAATCCTAATATACTTTTAGAGTATGATCCTAATATTTCTGATGAACAATTAAAAGATTTAATTGTGCAACGTTTACAAACAGAACAAGATAGACAAATGCTTGACAAAATATATCAGGCATTAGAAAAATCTACTCTTGATGAAAGGATTACAACTGTATTGGCCGCTGACGAAGATGCTAAATCCAAATTGCAAGTATTTGCAGGCATGGTAATGAATACTGAAGGCACATTTGCTGAAAAGCAAAACTTTGTTGCAAAATATCCACAAGGCTTTATTGATGTAGAAAAATTAATGGCTCCTAATCAAGTTCATGCATATAGTGAATGGTTAATGGGAGATGAATTTACAAAAAGAGTTTTTACTAACATTTACTCATATACACCACAAGGTATTGGCGCAGGTGAATTTGCATTAGCAGTCTTAAGTCCATCAATCAGATTCTCAGGCCGATCTGCAGAAATGGCTGGAGACCTTGTTATAGACGGAGTAATGACAGAAGTAAAAGCAAAACAAAGCTCAGGCGGTAGATTCATGGATGCTAGAAAAGCAAAAATGAATCAACGTATGGTAGAAGAAGCATTTAAAGCATTAGGTGTTGAAATAGGTAAAGGTATATCCGGAAGGATGTATGCAATGGATGTCAGACCTAATTTAGATCCAAAAGCCTTACCAAAATTAGCAGACACAATCATAGCGGGGGCATTTGCATTTGTTGAAGCATCAGAATCCAATGCATTGAAAAATGCTTTAGTAAATGGCGATATGAATCAAATTAAACATGAATGGGGACTATTAAGTTTTATTAACTATCAAAGAATGAGTAAGTTTGATGCTATGTTATTACTAGATGGTCCTAAAGCTCACAGTCTATTCTTTACTGATGCTCAATCAGTTAGTGGTGTACTTATAGCAGGACAGCCTTATGTAGTAGGTCCGGAACAACAAGTTCATCCTCAAATGCATTTTACCATATAAACTACTAATATAATCCTACCAGGAAAAATCGTAAATATGTGTAAGCAGAGCGTGAGGGCTTTAGAATTTGATAGATCCAGTAACCGCCATTGCGGGGGCAACCGCGGCATTTAATGCAATCAAATCCGGTTTTAGTGTAGGCAGGGATATAGAATCCATGGCGGGTGATTTAGGCCGCTGGATGAATCACGTGTCAGATATAAAGAAAGCTGAAGAATTAAATAAAAAACCACCTCTGTTCAAAAAACTATTCCAATCAGGTTCAGTAGAAGAAGAAGCTCTAAATATTTTCATGGCAAAGAAAAAAGCCGCTGATATGAGAGATCAACTTCGTCAAATCATTGTTGCAACCAGAGGACCGAGTGCTTGGGACGAACTGATAAAAACTGAAGCAGACATCCGTAAAAAACGCCAAGAAGCTATCTATGCACAACAAGAACGTAGACAGCAGGTATTAGAAATAGTAGGTATTGGTTTCTTAATGATTGTTATTGCTGGTGCCTTAATTGGTTTTGCTTATCTTTATTCGTTACGTAATTAATCATGATGATACATGCCTTCATATTGATCGTATTAGTAGGTGCAGGCGAAGAAGCAAAACAAGAACCCAATCCCATGTATTTTAGAAGTATTGACGTCTGTCAATATTATGCAAAACGTGTGCCAAGGCAATATGGTAATTACGGATCAAAATATCTCGTACCTCCTGAACATAGAATCACAGCATATTGCAAGCCTGTGTATGTAAAAGACGGTCCTTACATATACGATCACTAAATACTAGTGTGGTGTATAATTTTGGAAACCTTATCTTAGATTTAAATAATTCCGCTAGAGCAAAACTTTACAAAAACAAACAACTAGTTTTTATCGGCGACGGATATATAGCTTTGAAAATGTTTTTAAAAGATTCAGAATATCACCCAGATGTAATGGCAAAGTTTAAAAATCAATTAGAACAAAGAGAAAAATATAAATGGAAGGAACCTAAAGTAAATGGATCAAATGGATTACAGAATAATGGACCTTAAGCAACGAGTAGTTGATATGAAACAACACATAGATAATAAGTCAGATAGTGCAAAGCCTGATCCCCTGCTTGAACCCTCCAAAACATTGCCGATCCGCGATCTATTTCAAAGTGTCGCACGAGCCGCGACTTCAGATGATCAATATGCCAATGTGTTACATAATCGAGAACTCCAATTAAGAAGGCGTATTGCGGCGGTAAGAACCAAATTAGGATTAGAAAAGTAAGGATACCGTGTTCTGCATAGTGTCTATGAGCGTTGCTGATATACTTTATTTTATTGATATTGTTATGGAACGACTGAAGATACAAGTCAACAACTGCATGTTTTAACAATAACAACAAAAAAATATAGATTTCCAAGTAAATGCCCCTTTGTAAAATATTTAGTTGACAAACATTGATTGTGATGCTAGTATATATGTAAATCAAAAAGCAGAAATTACTGTTTTGATTAGATTAAATATATAGTGCAAAGCACTTATTCACACAAGGAAAAAATGTTATGATCGAAGGGTTTAAAATACCGTGCGTCACTTTCAAAATGAGAGTTCGCGATGAATCAGTTGGCGGAGATAATCCTTATCGTTGGCAAGACGTTACAAGTGATTCTTTACTAAAAGGTAAACGGGTAGTGTTATTCAGTTTACCAGGAGCATTCACACCTACTTGCTCAACATATCAATTGCCAGGTTTTGAAGAAAACTATGACAATATTAGGAATCAAGATATCGACGAAGTTTACTGTATTTCAGTAAATGATGCATTTGTTATGAATGCATGGGCTAAACACCAAAAGATTCAAAATGTAAAAGTTATTCCAGACGGTTCTGGTAACTTTACAAGATACATGGGAATGCTTATAGGAAAAAATCATTTAGGTTTTGGTATGCGGTCTTGGAGATATATGGCAGTCATTAATGACGGTGTCGTTGAAAAATGGTGGCAGGAACCTGGTATCAACAACGACGGCGAAGATGACGATCCGTATGTAGAAACTACACCAGAAAACTGTGTAGGTTATCTAAATGGTGCATGAGTATTTTGATTGGACTAACCTTATAAGCAAAGATGCACGTCAACGGATGTGTAACAATGTTGAAATGGGTATCAAGGCCGGAAAGTTCTGGCATAATAGTCCTAAGTTTCAAACTAATTGGAACGTATTCGCAACACCAAATGAAGACTTTGTAAACTTAAAAATGAGCTTCATTTGGTCTTGCTTTTCATACATGAGAAAAGAAGTTAAAATACATAATATTCAGAGTTGGAGTTTTATGACCTGTTTGCCTGGTGAACATAGAGATTCATTGTGGCACAATCATGATCACGATCAAACTACAAAAACTGTCAGTGGAGTGTATTACATGCATATTCCAGATGATGTTACTGACTTGGAAATGGCAGGTACAGAACTAGCACCCGGAGGGGTAGAAGCCAATGGTAGATATTTTGCTCCGTGGAAGACAGGGCACTGGATGATCTATCCCGGAAAAGTTTGGCATCGTCCTGGCATACTTCAATCAAAGCAAAATAGGTTTATAGTAGCCGCTGATTTGGAATTTAAAGAAAATTAATAAATAGGTATATAATATGAAACAAGACAAAAAATTAACATTCAGCCAAGAGGAGATATTTTCTCCTGACCCAGACAACCCTAAGAACGTTCGATTGAAGATTCCTGATGAAATGCTCAAAGCCAAAGGCTGGGGAGAAGGCACAAAAATAAAAGTTAACATTGGTGATCAGGGTACTATCATCATTGAAGAAGTAAAGGAAGAGAGTGAAAGTAAGTCAGAATCCCCTGGTAAAGTATCTAGTAAAACTTAGAGTATTTTATGCTGATATACGTGGTCATCATGGAATGAAATGGAACTATGAACCAAGTGAACACTATATGGGTATGAAAAAGAAGAAATCAAGGAAGAAAGATGTCACAAAAATCAGATGATCAAGGAAAACTAGAAGTTGCAGTAAGAGTATTAGGCAATGAGCTAATTGCTTTAAAAATGACTGTTGATGACTTCAAAATGAAATGGTTAGTGCTAGGAGTGGTTACAATCCTAGCTTTGGGCTGGGCCGCCAGTAGTTTTGGTCCAAAATTGATGCAAATGTTCGGTAGTTAGCCAAAATAGTTGCATTTTACCAATATTTTTGCTATTATAAGTATATTGTATAATTTAGCAAGGATAAGAGTATATGCAAGTCTATATTAGAGGTGGCTCAAAGCGTCAAAAACAGCTGGTTCGAAGTATGGCTGAATTTTGTCATCAAAAATTGATGCCTCGCATGGGCAGTATTGTTCTCAATTTCCAATTGAAAAGTTTTGGTAGAGATGATTCTCTAGGTTATTGTATACCAGAAGACAATGCAGATCCACATAGACCTCGTGAATTTGAAATAGAAATTCACAAAAATCAAAGAAATCGCAGACTACTTGAAACTGTTGCACACGAAATGGTGCATGTTAAACAGTTTGCTAGAGGCGAATTATATGAAAATAGTGCTAATAAGCATAGGTGGCAAGGTACATGGTTAAACAAAGATCCTGAGTACTGGGACGCACCTTGGGAAATAGAAGCACATGGTAGAGAAGTAGGTTTATTTGTGCAGTGGGCTGAGAAGAATAAGTTAGGCCACTTAAAATGGACTCAAAGCTCTAAATAATTTTTTAGTTGACTTTTACATAGTCCTATGCTACTATGTAGAAAATAAGGCATAAAGAGAGGCAAAAATGAATCCAGTATTTAATACACAAGAAGTCTTAGCATATGCTTATGCTATACAAAATAAAAATAATGGGTACATGAAAGATACCCAAAGATTTAGTGAAACAACTAATAAAACAATATTTTCAAATAAAGATTATCTAAAATTCCAATTTATTCCCGAACATAGACCACCAGACTTTGTACCTATTAAAGTATGTGAACAAGATTATGATTCTGTTGATAGTGCATTAAAACATTTTAGAAGATATACTCTAGGATTGTTAGGTGAAAGTTTAAATGATTTTCAACAGGATATTTTAGATATTGTTTTATCAGAAACAATACCTATGAAGAAATTGGGCATAGCGGCATATGTTCCAGAACTAGTATCAAGAGAGCAAAAAGAAAACAGCCTCAAAAAAACAATTAGAACAGAATACAGAGATAGCAATGTTATAGGGGAAAAAGGAGATCCTGTAGAAGGAGTCTGCCTTATTTTAAACTCTAACTACATAAGTCAATATGAAAAGCATGTGTATACTGCTGATATGATGGGTAATTTAATTTCATTTTGGACTAAGTGGGAAATACCTGTAAATGAACGTAGAAGAATAAAAGCTAAGGTAAAAGCTCACGTGAAGAACAAGTTATTTGATGTAAACGAGACACAACTTAATTATGTCAAACTATATCGTGTGTAGTTTGGTTAAATTTATATTTGCATTTACTTGTGCAATGTGTTATATTAATAGAATAAAGGTAGTATATGTTAAGATATGAAGATAAATGTGAAATAGTCTGTAACGACAATGACGTTAAGGCAACTGGTGATGTAATGCAGTTCAAGCCTGAGGACAGACTCATAGTTGCAATAGCTGGAAACAAAATTCAGCTAAATTATAATGGTAAAGGTATGTATATAGGAAATAAACTTGGTATGGAGTTTATTAGTAAAGGTCCGAAACAGTACGAAGTCAATTTAGGGAGACAAAGATGAACGATGGTCCATTTGTAACAACCGCTCAAGAAGATATTTCAGACGGTGTATTTTTAAAAGAAGTAACAGTATATAAAGTCCGAGAAGGTATGATAGTAAAAGAGGTAGCAACTAGAAGATATATGAAGGATGGTGACTATCATGATACATCTTCAACTACTCCACTGAAAGAGGTAAAACAAGATGCCTAATTTAGTGCCAGTAGTCATAGAAAAAGAAGCACGTGGTGAACGTAGCTATGACATTTATTCAAGATTGTTAAAAGATAGAATTATCATGTTAGATACTGAAGTAAGTCAGACTTCAGCAAGTTTAATTGTAGCACAAATGCTGTTTTTAGAATCACAAAACAAAGAAAAACCAATTAGGTTTCATATTAATAGTCCAGGCGGTAGTGTAACGGCAGGAATGAGTATATATGATACCATGCAGTATATTAAATGTCCAGTTCATACTATTGTAATGGGCATAGCGGCAAGTATGGGTAGTTTCTTAGCCAGTGCCGGAGAAAAAGGCAAAAGATTTGTGTTACCGAATTCGAGACATATGATTCATCAACCACTAGGCGGAACATCAGGACAAGCTAGTGATGTTGAAATACAATACAAAGAATTACAATTCTGGAAAGATAGACTTACAGATTTGTATGCTAAACACACCGGTCAATCTGTAGATATTTTGCAGGCTGATATGGATAGAGATAACTTCATGAGTGCGGAAAAGGCAGTAGAATATGGACTCGCAGATAGTGTCATCGAAAGTCGCTGAACTTAAAGGTATTCCTACACAAGAAGAACTACTTAAACAATTAAAAGAAGAAGTTCTTGTAGTTACCTTTAACAAATTAAACGGCGACGAACGTGTAATGAGTTGCACGAAAAATTTTAAAGTAATTCCAGAATCCCATCATCCAAAGAGTGACAAAGAACCTCCTAAGGGAAATGTTACAGTTTGGGATATTAACGCCAACGGCTGGCGGTCATTTAAGTATGACAGAGTAACTAAAGTAACTAGAGGAGAAAAGGTTGAAAAAATTTAATATTACTTTGGCTACTGTGGCAAGTGCATTATGTGGACTTACCGGAGTAGCTAATGCCGAAACTAAAATAACCGATCATTATAAGACAGTAATTGAAAGAGATGCTTATGACGTTGAAGTATGCTATAACGAACAAGTATCTGGTGATAAAACAGGTGATACTCTCAAAGGTGCAATCATCGGAGGTATCATTGGTAACAATGTTGGTAATGTCGAGAACGGTGGTGCCCTGGGAGCAGTTATTGGAGGTATGCTAGGTCATAACAATAGCGATGCTACAGGAGGCACGAAAAGAGTGTGTCGTATTGAAACGAGGTACAATGATACACCTAGAGAAATTTACAGTCACAGTATTGTAAGTTTTATATACGAAGGAAGGAATTATACTGTTAGGTTCCAAAAATGAAAAAAATATCTATAATACTTGCGTCTGTACTTTTTGCTTTAAAAGGATGTCATCCTGCTTTTGCATATGAAGACATAATTACAAAACTTAATAATTATGTGTCAATCGAAGTAGACACCAGTCTATGCAAAACCAATACAAATTTTGATGGCTTTTACAGACCAGGTATGAATAGATTAGAATTTTGCAAAACCAATCTTGAACGTAATTGGCCAGCTAACCGACATGTAGATGTATATAGGAAAATACTTCTACACGAAGCTGTGCATGTTGCTCAAGATTGTAAAGCAGGATTAAATAACAGTGTCCTTGTAGCTCTTGATAATAACGTAGTAATACCAGCTTATGTTACTGAGAAATACAGTAAAGAAGATGCATTACTAGAAGCTGAAGCTTTCAGTTATTGGCATAAGGGTGATAAGGCTTTAGAACTTGTAGATTTATACTGCAAGTGATGCCACTGTAGCTCAATTGGTAGAGCAACTGATTTGTAATCAGTAGGTTGTAGGTTCGAGTCCTATCAGTGGCTCCACTTTTTTATCAAAGGAGAAAAACATGTTAGCATTTGGCGTTGTCGTTCTGGCTCTATGGTCTATGGACAACAGAGAATATATTGATACAATGAATGAGCAATTGGCTCAAGGTTATAAATGGGAGCAAATTGAATGTAGAGCTCCTAATGAGTCATTACCTCATATTGCAATAGAAACACCAATTGGCAACAAATACGTTTGCCATAAACTAAAAAAATAATATATGATGTATATATGTCTTACGGCGATGTTACTAGTGCTTACAGTAACATTAGCCGTAATTATAAGATTTACTTTTTTGTTGAAAGAAAATATTATGCACAATAGATGCCATACAGACGGTATAAATATTGAGGACGCTCACGGTCATACGGAGCCTCATGTATAATATTATTGCATGGAAACAATCTATACTAAACACAGACCTGCTCATGAAATCTTAATGGAATACTACTGGTATTGTGATCACCGATCAATGATCGAAGATGAATGGCGCATAGAAGATCAAAAGTATAAAAACCATTGCGATAGTTTATATAAAAAATATATTCAAACAGTTGCTTTAGAAAAACGTATCAAAGAAGATTCTAAATCAGCTAAAGTAGCTCAAAAATTAGAAAAAATCAAAGCAGATTACAGTGATACGATATTACTTAAAAAACTAAAAAACAAAAAATGAAAACATTAATTTTTACCATAGCAATTATTTTGTTTACTACAACAGTTAAGGCACACCCAGATGGAGCAAAACCGTATTGGTATCCTTCTAGTTTCATATATGGTTATGTTACTGGGTGTGCCGACCAAGTAGAAAAAAATCAAGTACCATTTACACAGTTTATGTGGCCTGAACAGGTACGATCGGTTTGTAGTTGTGTAGTTGATGCTTTTAGACATTCAGTTACATATCAGGAAATATTAGATAATTCGACGAACGCAGAAATGATAATGATTGCCACTGCTACGTTTCCGATTTGTGTACAACAAGAAATGCAAGGATTAAATAACTGAAGCAGGAATACTATTATGTTATTCATATCAGCACCATTTGGAAATTATCTTACACATAAAAATGCCACATCTGTAATAGGAACTTTTACACTTAATAAAAGAAGTGGATTGTTAATGCAGATGATTAAAACCTTAAGATATTCTTTTAAAGATGGATGTTGGTACAATGCTTTAGGTTTACGTAATCCTGGTGTAATAAATGGTATAGGCAAGTACAAACCAAATAATATATTAAGCATAGCGGCTATAGACGCAGGTGATTGGTACGAACTAGAACATCTGATTCCGAAAGACATTGAATTAGAACTTAATATTTCCTGCCCAAACATAGAACATTACAACGAATATACAAACGGAATAGAAAAGTTTGTTGGTAGAAATCCTATAGTAAAATTATCCCCTCAAATGAGTTTACGTGACATTGATGAATTATATGATTTAGGTTTCAGAAAGTTTCATGCTTGTAACACACTCAAAACAGATAAAGGGGCACAAAGTGGTAAAAGTATTCAACCCTATACTATAAAGTTCATTTCGCATTTAAAAAAATGTTACGATGATATATACTGTGTAGCCGGAGGAGGTATAGAAAACATGACTGACATTCAAAGATATCATTCAATAGGTGCCGATAGTTTTTCACTTGGTACAGTTTGTTTCAACCCCTTCAAAAAAAATTACATTCTCAACAATTATCCGCTTGACAGTTGGCGTGATTATTGTTAACATATTTTTATATACATAGGTATAGTGTTAACGGTAGCACGTCGGTCTCCAAAACCGAAAGTTCGGGTTCAAATCCTGGTACCTATGCCAACTCCGTCTGCGTGTAGTTCAGCTGGTAGAATACTGCGTTTGGGGCGCAGTGGTCGTTGGTTCGAATCCAACCACGCAGACCATCGGGCGAGCGGCGAAGATGGGGAGTCGCACCGGACTGTAAATCCGGCTCGTACAGATTAGCTAGTTCGAATCTAGCCTCGCCCACCAAACAAAAGGAGTTTATATGAGTGGACAAAGAAGATTATTAAAATGGTGGGCAAGAACTGTAGGTATGCCTATTGGATTAACAGATGAAGATAAACCAGAATTTTTGCCGATACCTCAAGAAGATGTTCGCAAGGCTTTATTCTTTAGAACATTTTGGATTGTGTTACACATTATAACCTGTCTGGCAATAATAGCAGGCAATGGAAGGGTACTCGGTTTTTGGTAGGTTTTTTAACAAGAAGATAAATAACTCGATACGACCAAGTCGGTCGAAATTTTTTTTGACCAAAATTTTTTTTGGTCTGATTTTAGCAAAGGAAAAAAAGAAATGACGCAACTAATATCCCCTACAAAGTTTACGAAAACAGTTGGCCTTTTAAGGTCATTTTTTTTGGACAAAGGTTTTGAAGAAGTACACACTCAAAACAGACTAAGCATACTTGCCGCATGTGAAGATCCATTCAATGTAGCAACCTACAACTACGCAGGCCAGGTGTGGCCGTTGCCGCAAACAGGCCAAATGTGGTTAGAACACGAATTATTAAGTAGCCCCTCTAGTAAGGGGTTTTTTTGTGTCTCCACTTCCTATAGGCAGGAACCTAATGCAATCCCAGGCAGACATGATATAATCTTTCCAATGTTTGAATTTGAAATGCCAGGCGACATAAACGATCTTAAAAAGATGGAATATGAACTATGTGAATACTTAGGTTTTCCAAAGCCTACAGAAAAGACATATAAAGAATGGCAGAAGCATTACGGACTTGCAGAAGATTATGAAATGACTGCTGAAGAAGAAACAAAAATGTATGATGAGTTTGGTTCAACTATGATCACAGACTTTCCTGAAATGACATCACCGTTCTGGAATATGAGCAGATACGAAGATGGAGTACATTCAAAAAAAATTGATGTTATCTTAGGTGGTATGGAAACTATAGGATCAGCAGAACGTTCATGTGATGTAGATATGATGAGAGATACATTTCATACAATCACAAATGGCGAATACAGTGAACTACTTTACAAACTGTTCTCTAAGGAACGTGTAGAAGCAGAACTTGAAAAGTTCTTGGAATTCGACTTCTTCCCAAGAGTAGGTGGAGGAATTGGAATGACTAGAATGATCGCGGCACTAGATAAAAAATAGTGCTATCTACTCTGGGGTGGTGAAAATGGTAGACACGCACGATTGTTTCTCGTGTGCTTAATCGCGTGGAGGTTCGAGTCCTTCCCCCAGAGCCAACCAAAAGGAACTTAAAATGAAACTATTTCAAGATGGTGATTTTATTAGCCATGCAGGATTACCCTTACAATGGAAATTAGAATGTGACGCAATAAGTGACGACGAATGGCGTTGCATTGCAAAAATGATCATGGAGCATCAAACCACACCATTTAGTAAAGCTATTGGTATTCCAAGAGGCGGACTTAAAATGGCTGATGCACTAAATGAGTATGCCAGTGGTAATGAGAAAGACCTACCTTTAATATGTGATGATGTATTTACAACCGGTACTAGTATGATGGATTTTATGAAAGAAAATTTTCCCGATGCCACAGCCGCATGGGGTTTTAGATGGGTTTTATTTGCAAGAAAAAACAGTAATGTACATCCATTTCATGTTAGAGCCTTGTTTACTATGCCAAACTAGTTGACATTTGCACCAAATTAACATAATATAACATACGGGCCTGTAGCTCAGCTGGATAGAGCATTGGTTTGCGGAACCAAAGGTCGTGTGTTCGAATCGCATCAGGCCCACCAAAATAGTTGACATTTGATTTTTTAGAGTGTATATTAATACTATAACAATTAGGCATGAGAGGCAAATGAGAACACAACCACAAGAAGTAATCGCAAAATTAGAAGCAGATAACAGTAGATTAGCAAAAGAGGCAGTAATTCAATCTGCTATGGAAGAAGGACTGGACGAATTTTTCGTTGGGTTACGTATGGCCCTTGATCCACTTGTAACTTTTGGAGTAAAGCAAGTACCTGAAAGAAGCGATGTTTTGACAGGGCAAGGTCTTTCTTGGGGTAATTTTGAAACACTTGCAAATCAACTTATTAAAAGAGAACTAACAGGTCACGCGGCACGTGACGCAATAGAACTTGCAATGGGTGTTGCTACTACAGAACAATGGAATATGTTTTACAGACGTATTCTAATCAAAGATTTACGTTGTGGTGTAAGCGAAAAAACAGTTAACAAAGTAGCAAAGAAATTTCCACAATATTCTATTCCGATTTTTACTTGTCCACTTGCACATGATAGTGCAAACCATGAAAAGAAAATGATAGGGAAAAAACAAGTAGAAGTCAAACTAGACGGTGTAAGAGTTATTACAGTAATTCAAGGAGATACTAGTCATGGTAAGGCTAGCAGAGTAGAAATGTTTAGCCGTAATGGCAAACAGTTTCATAACTTCGGTCATATCATTGCTGAGATAGAAGCAGTAATTAAAGATAGTCCTCCGCCATATGATTTAGTATTAGACGGCGAAGTGATGAGTGCTAACTTCCAAGACCTTATGAAGCAAGTGCATCGTAAAGATGGTAAGCAATCAAAAGATGCAGTTCTACACTTGTTTGATATGTGTCCATTATCTGAATTCCAAAAGGGAAAATGGGACAAGCCACAGTCGTTTAGAAGCCAAGCAGTAAAGGCTTGGGTAGAACAAAATAAAAACGTTTTACAACACGTACAAGCACTTGATTGGGAAGATGTAGACTTAGACACTACTGAAGGTCAAAATCGCTTTGTAGAGCTTAATAAAGCGGCTGTAGACGGTGGTTATGAAGGTGTTATGATAAAAGATACAGATGCACCATATGAATGCAAAAGAACACATAGCTGGTTAAAAGCAAAACCTTTTATTGAAGTAACTTTAAAAGTTGCAGATGTAGAAGAAGGTACAGGCCGTAATGAAGGAAGGCTTGGAGCAATTATAGTAGAAGGAGAAGATGATGGATACAATTATAGCCTTAACTGTGGGAGCGGCTTCACTGATGCTCAACGTGATGAGTACTGGGCTGAACGTGATAGTCTCATTGGTCAGTTAGTAGAGATTAGAGCAGATGCTAGAACGCAGTCTCAGGATGCTGAAACGTTTAGTCTCAGGTTCCCAAGGTTCAAATGCTTCCGAGGTTTCGAAGCAGGCGAAAAAGTTTAACCCCAAAGAAAGAAAAGACGGGGATCAAATGACCGATGTAAAAAAAATGGACGAAGGTTACAAAGGTAAAACATATACAATTAATGGATTAGATGGAGATTTTTAAATGCGAGAATGGGTATATACATGCTGGGTAAGTGTTATGGATTCAGGAAGGAATCCATTACGACATATTCCAGATTTACATGCAAGGCATATGATCATGCAAATTTTGGCGTGGATATGGTGTATGGTGTTTAGTTTTTATGTTGGCAGTTATTATATTTTTGGCGTAAGTGCTGTAGCTCACGTAGCATTGTTAGGTGCTATTGCAATTACTGTAGCATCATTTGAACAAGCAAAAAAGGGTAATAACATTTTTCAATGGAGGAAAGACGGTTATCATTCGCACGGACGTGGCAGAATATATACAATATATAGAGACAAGAATGGTAATGCCCATAAAGTGCCTTTAGATCCTACCGATCCGGGAGGCGAGCATGAGTGATCCTAATCAACCATATCATAACAAAGGTTTTGGAATAGCTTTCCTTTGGATTATATTAATTACAATGTTACTTCCTATATCAGCAATGATGACTATAGACGATACTTGGGATAGATTTATACAAAAGTATGGCGATCCATGGAAAAGTGATTGTTGGGAAAATAGCAAACACGAGAGAGTTTGTAAAAGCGATAACACATGTAAGTTTGGGAGAAACTTCTGTATACCAGAAGTTTATAGATGGAAGGCGGAATAATGTATTGGCTTGTATTAGTGCTATCAATAGCAGGGATGCCTGATATAACAATAGAAAACAAAATGGGTAGTTACATAACCTGTAACCTTGCTCAAAAAAAGTTTATAGACAGCAACCCGCCTACTATTATTGTAAAAGGCAAAGAGAAAAAATCTCACTGGTCTGATATAAAATGCATCAAGAAACTATAAATACCAAAATTGTTAATAACTTTCTTTCATTTTTATAATATACAATAAACAGGATTTCAAATGGCTATTAAAGTAACAAAAAGGAAAAAGAATCGTGCCACTCCGCACATAAAACGTGGAGACAAATTACAGGCTCCAAAGTGGGAAGGCTGGGAGGAATGGACTGGTGAAGAATTTCACAGGCATAAAGACCGCAGTAGAGAATTTTATTATTCTAATTACAAAGCCGCAGATTTATATCCACACACTTATAAATGGATGGCTGAGAATGGTTATACGAAAGATGACATTGCAAAAATTAAAGCGGCTCCAACACATTGTCTAAGCATAACTGCGGGTATAATTGCAAAGCAGTTACTGGATGGTATGCCTGACTTCAATCAAAAGGAAGATGACTACTGGCAAACTCTTCCAGGTACAATGGGTAACACACAGCCTGTCAGTATATTTTTGAAAAAACGTATTAAACAGGCTATTGAAGCTGGCACAGAAGTTTTAAAAGATAGAAAAGAAGTTGCAGACAAGAAAGCAAAAACTGTTCCGCCTCCTAGTATACAGGAAAGAATCCGTGAACAGGCATATGTACAAAGTGAAGCCATAGAAGAATGGTTAGAAATATTCACACTTACTCCTGAAAAGTTTGATCCTAAAGGTTTTGATTTTAAAAAACATTTCCAACAAAAAGGAGTTTCTCAAGCACATGCAAGAAAATTAAAAACTTTTTACGAAAATGAACATAAAGACTTCAAAGATCTGCTTAGAATGCCTACATCTGCTCAACTAAAAAAGATGACTGAAAAAGAAGCAGACGAATGGGCACAATTAAAAGAAGGTTACAGTCATTTGTCTAAAGCTGATACAAAAAACTATATTTCAGCTATAGATAATTTATTAGTAGCATTAGACTTTGTTATAGCAAGTGCTAAAGCTAATCGTAAACCTAGGAAGTCTAAGCCTAAGAGTGCTCAAAAACTTGTAGAAAAATTAAAATACTGTAAGGCAGATGAAAAATTTAAAGTAGCAAGTATATCTCCTGAGGATATAGTAAAAGCTAACGAGCTTTGGGTATTTAACAGGAAGACACGTAAGATAGGCAAATACATTGCTAAAAACATTGATCCGCTAGGACAACAAAGAGAAGGAACAGGATTGAGTGTAAAAGGAACTTCAATTATTGGTTTTGACGAAGCTACAAGTATTCAAAAAACTTTACGTAAACCAGAACAACAGTTGAAAGAATTTAAAGATTGCGGTAAAGTCAAGCTAAGAAAATTTTTAGATGATATTAAAACTACAGATACAAAGCTGAACGGACGTTGTAATCCTGATACCGTGCTACTCAAAGTAATCTGATAAATACTTACATGAGCATTAATGTAAAAAATATTCGTAACAGTTTAAATGAACTTGTAGACGCAGTAGGCGAACTGCAACAAAAACCAGCACCACAACCTAAAATTTTAGACAGAGAATTAAGTGGTAACAAAATTAATGGTGGAATGATCACTAATTTTGCATCAGTTGGTATTAAAGATGAGTCTACAAAACAAGTGCTACAAGTACACGATGGTGGAATTTCTGTAGACAATATCTATGCACGTAAGATTATTAACCCACTTACGGTACAAGGTGAACTTACAGTAAAAGGCCAAATTAAAGCAGAAAAATTACAAGTAGATGAAATTAGTGCCGACATCAGGAACGAAAGAACATCACCTTTAGAATTCAAAGCTGAGAATGGCAATTTAGGTGGTAAAGGACTTATTTGGTCAGGTGCTGATCATACAAGACAATTTGTGTTTATGCAAGGCAACGACCGTATATGGTCAAGTGAAGATATAGATTTACATGGCCAAAAAGCATATAGAGTAGACAATTTGCCTGTGCTCAATTTAACGTCACTAGGCCCTTCAGTAATAAAAAGTAGCTTACAACAACTAGGTGTTGTCCAGCATTTAGAAACTGAAGGTAATTTGAATATTGATCAATTTATCTTCTGGGATAGTGGTGCACAAAAACTAGGAATTGGTACAGCAGAACCTAACGGTCTTGTAAGTATCAAAGATATAGATCACGAATTTATTATAGATTCAACACTAGAAAAAACATTTAAAATAGGTACATGGACCACAACTGATTTGGATATTGTTACAGATGACAGTGTTAGAATAAGTGTAAATAGAAGTGGGCACGTTAGCATTAAAAAAGATTTATTTGTAGATGGTAAACTAGGTATAGGCGTCAGAAATTTTGCAGACGATGCCGATATCACTACATCAGGACCTGTAAGGATACAAGGAAAGAAACGTGAAGTTGGAAATGGTATTCCTGACAATGGCAGTTATATAAAAGGCGACATTGTTTGGAACGATAACCCTGTTCCATCAGGATACGTAGGATGGATTTGTACACGCTCAGGTACACCTGGTGATTGGAAAGCATTCGGGTTAATTCAGGATTGAAAAAATTAAAACAGATAAACATTTGGCAATGGTGTGCCAGAGTTATCCCCGTGTTATATCTTGTGGGGTCATTAGCATTCTATTGGATCGACGAAGGGACACCATATAGATTATGGGCAATCCTAGGCTTAACATTAGTAAGCGGATTTGCAATTATTTGGTGGTGGTGGGCAATGGATACTATGCAATGGATAATGCAGATGTTTAGAGATAATGTAGATAGATATGAAAAAATATCTGAAGAAATAACCGACCTCAGAAAAGATTTAGCAAAAAGTAAAAAGTAATTAAATACTTTATGCTGATTATCGGAAATGGCGAGAGCCGACAAACAATCAATTTATCGGACATAGAAGGTATAAAGATAGGATGTAATGCTATCTGCAGAGACGTTAAGGTCGACCATTTAATATGTGTAGACAGGCGTATGGTGCAAGAAGCTATTGATTTACAATATAAAGGAACAATTTATACAAGACAAGATTGGGTAAATTCCTTTAAACAATATAATAACGTAACCACAGTACCAGACGTACCTTATGATGGAGATGTAAGAATGGATCAACCATTTCAATGGGGTAGCGGTCCATATGCAGTATTGCTAGGTGCATATATGAGTACAAAGTTTACATTAAAATTAATAGGTTTTGACCTTTTTAGCGAAACTGGTCATGTTAATAATATATATAAAGATACCGTACACTATGATAAAGGAACAAAAGATGCAATCGATCCCAGGTATTGGATCTATCAAATTGGTAAAGTTTTTGAATGCTTTCCAAAAAATAAATTTATTGTATATCAAAAAAGTGGGTGGAAATTGCCAGATCAATGGCGTTTAGGTAATGTTTTTCTTGACAATCTAAACAATTTGTAATATAATTAATACAAAGCATAGGAGTAAATATGGCATATTACAGTACAAAAACATACGGACATAATATAGGCTTGTCGGCAGTATTTCGGCAACCTAATGCAGATCATTCACATTGTCATCTGCTACATGGTTACAGTTTGCAATTCAAATTTACATTTGGTTGTTCTAATTTAGACAATAAAAACTGGGCAGTAGACTTTGGCGGTTTGAAACCGTTGAAGGCGTGGCTTGAAGATTCATTTGATCATAAAACTTGTGTAGATGTAAATGATCCTCACAAGCAAGATTTTTATGATTTACAGGATAAAGATTTATGCGAAGTAAGAGAGTTTGAAGGCGTAGGTGCAGAAAAATTTGCAGAACATGCTTGGCGATTTGCTGATAAACTTGTTCGAGAAATGACTGATAATCGCTGTTGGTGTGAATCAGCAGAATGTGCAGAGCATGGAGCAAACAGTGCTATTTACACACCATTTACCACTCAAAAGATCAGCATGGCAGAGTAGGTCAAGTCTGTGGCAAAGTTGGACAAAACAAACCTAACTAAAAACCAAATCAAAATTCTTTTACAAGAAAAACGTAACAAAAAACTTGCAAAGACACATCAAAAAAATTTAAAAGACAAAGGACCATTTGCAAATAATATTCTTGTTTTAAAACACGGAAAAAAATACGGACCTGAGTATGTTAACAAAATGTACAAAATGGTTAGTAAGCATTGTACCTTACCATTTAATTTTTACTGTTTGACAGAAAACGCAGATGGTCTAGAAAAAGAAATAAACGTAATACCATTACCTATTATGAATGTAGAAGGATGGTGGTACAAACCTTATATCTATTCTAAAGATTTACCTATTGAAGGGACTATACTTTATATTGATTTAGATATGGTAATTGTTGATGACATAGATAAGTTTTTTACTTATGAACCTAATCGGTATTGCGTGTTAAGAGACTTCACTAGAGCAATGCGACCCAAATGGGAGAAATATAACAGCAGTCTGGTAAGATTTAAAAAGGGCCAGTTAGATGATGTATGGGAAGAATTCAAAAGAAACCCTGATGTAATTACAAGAAGACTCTTTGGTGATCAAGATTACCTTTTTGAAAAAACAAGAGGACAGGCTACTTTATGGCCAGACAGCTGGTGTCTAAGTTGGAAATGGGAGATTAGACAAAATAAGATGTTTAAAGCAGGAGGAACTAAAGGCAATAGAGTTTTTGATAAAATAGAACATTGTGAAGCACCTCCGGCATGTTCTATTATAGCATTTCATGGTGATCCAAATCCTCATAGATGCGAAGATCCATTTATCATTGACAACTGGCATAAAATATAGTATATTAACAATATGAAACGTATAGGTTTTGCATGTAAATTCATGCATCATGATCAGACACAAAAAAAGAAACTGCTTGAAGAAATTCAACGGCCGCTAAATACACGAAGCACTACCGTTGCTTGGCTTAATAGACAAACTAAAGAAGTAGCAGAACAACGACTATGGGACATAATGGTTCACAATGTTGAATCATACAAAAAACTAATTAACTACGTTGGAGGTTTACCAAATGAATTACGAATGGTTAGACTTGGTTCTGATGTACTACCTGTGTACACTGAGCCTACTTGGTCTTACTACTGGCGGTTACCTGATGTACGTAATTACTGTGAACGAGCTTTCGCTCCAGTCGGTGAGTTGGCTCGCAACCTTGATGTACGCCTTAGTATGCATCCTGGTCAGTTTACTGTCCTTGCTAGTGATAGTGACGATATAGTAAATAGAAGTATAGAGGAGTTTGAATATCATGTGGATATCGCAAGGTGGCTTGGATACGGCAAACAATTCCAAGATTTTAAGATCAATGTACACATCTCCGGCAGGAAAGGTCCAGCAGGCATCCTCGACGTCTACCCAAGACTTTCTAAAGAAGCGAGAAAAACGATCACAATCGAAAATGACGAAAACTCGTGGGGTATCGAAGCAAGTCTTGAACTCGGACACAAAGTCGCATTGGTCCTTGACATACACCACCACTGGGTCAAAACAGGTGAATATATTCAACCAACCGACGATAGATTTTCTCGCATAGTAGATAGTTGGCGTGGTGTGCGTCCTGTAATACACTATTCAGTTTCACGTGAAGATTATCTTGACGGACATACTGCAAATAAGAAACCTAATATGGAAGCATTGCTTGTAGGTGGCTACAAGAAACAAAAACTTAGAGCTCATTCTGATTATATGTGGAATACTGCGGTGAATGATTGGGCTATGAGCTTTTGGGAACATGCCGACATCATGGTTGAAAGTAAAGCAAAGAATCTTGCAAGTGAAAAATTATATGAATACTATCAACAAAATAATTAACTACTTTAAAGAAAGTTATCAAAAAAGTAAATTAGCATTTTACTGTGAAGTATTTGAAACTATACTTTTAGTGACAGGTAGTGCAATATTAAGTTTTACAATATTAGATCCTGCAACAAAAATATTTGTGCCTCTGTATCTAATAGGCAGTATCCTAGCTATGGTAAGCACATACATTAGACGTAGTAGTGCAATACTACTAGTTACTTGGTTTGCTGTAATGAACACTTGGGCGTTTGTCCAATTGTTTGTTATATAAATACTTTATGCGTTTATCAGACCTACCAAATTGTACTAGAACTAAAGCAAATACTTGTTATTGTGAACATATATCTTTGAAAGAAGATAAAGACCAAGTGATAACTGCTACATCTGTATTAGTTCATTCTGATAAAGTAAAAGGAAAATTTTTATTTAAACAAAAATCCGGAGGCCCTACTATGATTGTAGGCCGAGTAACAGGCTTAGAGCCGGGACTACACGGATTTCATATACATGAATTTGGAGATTTAAGCAATGGATGCGAATCAGCTGGAGCTCACTACAATCCTGACGGAGTCGATCATGGAGATCTTGAAAAGGGTCATGTTGGCGATTTGGGAAATATTAAAGCAGATTCTTCCGGTACGGCCAAAGTTGAAATAATAGCAAAGAGAGTAGACTTGATAGGTGATAGAAGTATAGTAGGCAGAGCTATTGTTGTTCATGCTGACGAAGATGATTTAGGAAAAGGCGGTGATGATGAATCTTTAAAGACAGGCAATGCAGGGGACAGATTGGCCTGCGGAGTTATAGTTATAAAGGAGGACAAATGATGATTAAAAAATGGATAGATCAAAGAAAAAGTGAAAGGACAACTTGGGACGGAGCAGTTTTAATAGTCCTTGGACTTTTAGTATTGTTCCTTTCTCCACTTGCAAAAATAGCGGCAGGAATTGCTATTGCGTATGGAGCATGGACTATTTGGAAAAAAGGTTAGATTTTACTAATATCTAAATTAGAGGAAGCAGGTAGATCCCATATTTGCTTCCTCTCAACGCCTTTACGTTGTGCAAAAGATTTAGAATCACAACTATCACACACATGAAAGAAATTATTACTGATCCTAGTAGGATCCATACTACCTCTAGACCTTTGAAAAATTCTATCACAATTATCGCATCTCAATAGCACGACAGTTTTATGCCTAAAATATGCATGTTCTTTACCATTCTTAGACTTGCGTAAGTGCCTAGTTTTCTCTTCAAATTCTTTTATAAACATAATTATATTTACATTAAGATTATAAAAATTCTATATAAATACATTAAGATAGGGGTTTAAATGTCAATAGTTACACTTACAGACAAAGCAAAAGCTAAAATTAATGAGCTTTGTGCAGAAAAAAATGCCTTTGCAGTCAGTTTAAATTTAAAAGGCGGAGGATGTGCCGGATTTGAATATGACTGGGGATTTGTTGAAGAATCCAAACCAGGAGATGAATTAATTAATACAGGAACAGGAAATTTAGTAATTGGAAAAGAAAGTATTATGTTTTTATTCAATACTGAATTAGACTACGTTAGTCAGATATTTGGATCAAATTTTGAAATACGTAATCCAAATGCTAAAAGTTCTTGTGGTTGTGGAGTAAGTGTAAATTTTGATTTTGAAAAGCTAAAAGTACCTGCTTAATGGAGTAAATTATGGCAAAACAAGACGTAAACATTGGTGTTGAAGGTAATGACGGCACCGGCGATAGTATTAGAGAATCGTTTAAAAAAGTAAACGAAAACTTTACAGAATTATATGCTGTATTTGGTGTTGGTGGACAAATTAATTTTACCACACTCAGTGACACGCCTGATGTGTTAACACCTAATACAATAGCTTTTGTAAATAGCTCAGGAACACAATTACAACTAGCTGAACTTGCAAGTAACTCAGCGTTAGGCGGAGGTGCTGTAGATACTATTGCCTTTAATTACTCCATACCAGGCAAACTTATTATTAGTAGCTCCTTTACAAAAGTTTCAGATGATTTATCCCCTACTATAGGTGGTCCTGTTAATGCGGCAGGTTACGGAATAGCTAATGTAGGAATTAGCACTGAGGCGGCAAATGCTGTTAACGCCTCTCATGATGGTATAAGCGGAATCACAATAGATGATTTAGTCATAACAAAAGGTTATGCTGATCAAAGATACATTACGTCAGGATTACCTTTAAGAATTGCAACCGAGCCTACTGGCAAACTACACTATACTTGGCAAATTACAGGTTATGTAGATAACAGTATCCAGATTGATAATCATTATGCTGTAGACCAAACATTACAAACAGGAGGACACGGATTAGATAATGGATCAAATGGATTAGCTGTACGTTTCACTGTAGAAGATACCAATCCAACTGGACTTACATCAGGAACTTTATATTATATCAGAGTTGTATCTCCCACAAGGTTGTATTTCTATACTGAAGGAAATAAGCAATATGCCACTACAGACGTTGAAGCAGATGCAGAAGCAAATAAAATAAACGTATCTGGAACTATTAGTGCAGATGATGTTCATACTATAACAGATAACTCGTTAGATAATGCACTAGCAGGAAATTTTCTAGATGATGTAGGTATGCCAAGACAAAGTATTGTGCGTAGACAAGGCGATACTATGACAGGTAGTCTATTTCTAAACGACCATCCAGGAGAACTTTCCGGACAAGGTGCTCCTAACGGTCCTGAAGATTTACAAGCCGCAACAAAATTTTACGTTGACAACACAGCATATAGTTCACCGGAAGTTCTTTTTGTAAGTTCAAAAGGCGATGATTCAATGAAAGGTGTACCGCCAGGAAAAGAAGGTACATCATTTACATATGCTTTTAAAACAATTAACGCCGCGGCACAGCGAGCTGATATATTAATACGTTCTGCACAGAAAGCACCAGGTTCGTACATGCAAACACTTACTCATACTAGTAAGAGTAAAAATGCAAGAGTGATGGCGGCAGATGTAGATGCTCCAGTGTTTGAACAAGCAAGATTGCTTATAGAAAGAAATAGAAAATTTGTACAAAAAGAAACATTAGGATTTATAGCATACAATTTTCCTAATTTTTCATATGATGAAGCATTATGTGAAAGAGATACAGGATTAATTTTAGATGCTATAGCGTTAGACATCAATAGAGGTTTGAACGCAAACTACTTGACTAGACAGGCGGCTGAAAGATATTTTTCAAGTGTAAGTGGTAGAATCGCTGTTACTGTGCAAAAAACAGAAACTATTGCAAGTTTAAATTTCCATAAAGAACTTGTAACTAAAATTTTAACCAACGACTTATTACAACAACAGACAATCAGCAACATAACTAGATCAGCAATTGGTAGGGTTACTACATCAGGTAACCATGGTTGGTCAAATAAAAATATTGTATTATTCAAGAACATAGGCGGAATGACAGAAATAGAAGGTACAAAAGCCTATATTAAAGTAATAAGTGTTGATACTTTTGAACTATACACAGATGTCGATTTAACTATTCCTTTAGATACAAGTGCTTTCACAGGCTACACAACTGGTGGACTAGTTGGTTTAAGATATCAAAAAGATGAAGACCAATATTTTGATGACGGTTTAAAATTTATCAGTAATGCAACCAAAACTGTACCAGTAAGAATTACAACTACTACTGATCATTTTATAAACGATAACGAAGATGTAACCATTAGTGGTGTCAACGGAATGACACAACTAAACAACAATACCTATAAAGCAAGACGTATAAGTGATAAAGTTATAGACTTGTATAATTCAGAATTTAGTAATGTAGCTATTTCGACTGTAGCGTTAACTACTCCTATTAGAGTAGTGACTACAAGTAACCATGGTTTAGTGGATACTAACTTAATTTCAATAACACAATTAAGTTCAATCACAGAGCCTAATCAAACACAATTTTACGCTAAAAAAATAAATGATACAACAATAGATTTATATTCAGATATAGGTTTAAGTACAGCCGTAGCTGGTAGTACTTTTGCATCAGCATCTTTTGCAACATTTGGTACTTCTGCTACATCCACTGGCGGATTTATAACACAAAACGCTTTAAATGGATCTGCGTTTGGAACATATTCAACCAGTGTAACTCAATTTACTCCTACAACCGGAACAGTATACAATCCTGCATCTGGATTAATAACATTAAGTATTGGGTCGCATCAACTACAAGTTGGTCAGGTTATTACAATTCAAGACAATAGTTTGACATTTACTTGTGCTACAGATAACAATGCAACTACTCATACATATCCAAGATCAGGAGATCCAGCATCAGGAGCACAATTAGAAATATTAGCAAGAACTCCTACAACTATTACAGTCAACGTAGGGGTATCAAGTAACACCAGTGTGCATACTTTTGTAAGTTCTTCAACAGGAGCAGTTCTATTTACAGACGGAGGACGTTTAACAAAAGACAGTGATGCTAATGTCAATGCTGTTACAGCTATTGGTGATAAATTTGAAACTGTAAAAACTATTGTATCTGATGGTATTGATGCGGGACCAAGTGTTGTTTATGGAAGTACATATAAAATCGTTGTTACAAATGGTTCTTCTAGCTATGTAGATCAAACTGATCCAAATAACACAGACGCATTACCTGGTAAAGTTATTAGAGGTAAGAGATCCGAAGCTATAGGACAGATTGTAAGTTTTACAAACAATGTTACCGCAGAGGCAGGACAAGACACTTTTGAAGGTGTTGTCGAACCTAATCCAACTGTTTTCCAAGTGCATTTATTAAGTGCTAAGGACTTTGAGCCAGAAGAGGATTTAGAGTACGGTAATATTGTTACTGATAAACAAGTGACTATTAGAGTTGAATCGGGAATATATGAAGAAGATTATCCTATCAAACTTCCTGCAAATACTTCACTCAAAGGTGATGAATTTAGACGTGTTATAATTAAACCAAAAACAGAAACTGATAGTAGATCTCCTAGAGTTTCACAAAGTAAATGGGCACAGACTTATTTCTATAGAGATAACGAATTTGACGGAATGACTGTTGCAAGGGGAGGAACTCCATTCTTAAACCAAGAAGGAATTGAACAAGGTAAGTTTGGATACCACTATTTGTATAGACCAGAATATCCTATTAACTTAGGTGGTACAGTAACAAATGCAGGTAATTACAATACTGCGGCCGCGATTATCGAAGCTAATAAAGACTACATTGTAGCTGAAACAATACAGTTTATCACTGCAAGATTTCCAGATCTAGTTTATGATGTAGAAAAATGTAGAAGAGATACTAGGCTTATAATTGATAGCATTGTATTTGATTTAAAAGCAGGTGGTGAAGAAAGGACACTAGAAACACAAGGATCATATCATGAACTTGGTTACACAGACTTTTTGACACAGTTGGGCGACTCAACCCAAGAAACTGCAACAGAAGCCGCAATACAAAACATTAGTCAACTTTGTAACAGTTTGTTGAGTGCAACTGCTCCTACATATACAGATGCTATAAGCCAATTCACACCTACAGCAGGTACACAGAATGCCCAGTATACTCCTTCTAGTGCAACTTACAATCCTGCAAGTGGATTACTTGAAATTACAAACAACGGACACAATGTTGCTGTTAATGATTTAATTACTATTGCAACAGGTGGTATTACTTTTAGATGTGATTTTGATAGTAATGCAACTACTCATGCTTATCCTAGATCTACAGATCCAGCGGCAGGTAGACCACTCAAAGTATTAGCCACCACTGCAAACACCTATACTGTAAATGTTGGGCCTTCACTAATAGGTAATCAATACGTACATACTTTTGAATCTGCAACTACTAATGCAGTAACCTTGTTTAAAGATGTCACCAACTACAATGCAAGTACAGGTGATATGGTATTAAACATAGGCACACATAATTTAAAAGTAGGACAGACAGTAAAATTTGATGCAAATAGTTTAACATTTACTTGTGCATCAGATCAAAACATAAGAAGACTGTCTCATCCAAGATTGAGAACTTTTACTCCTGTAGCTGGAGACACAGCTTACAACCCAAATACTGGTGATTTAACAATACAGTTACTTGCAAAAGATGAATACACAGCCTTAGGTGGTACTTCATACGATCCTAGCACAGGTAGAATGACACTGGTAATAGGCACTCATAACTTCCAAGTCAATGATTATGTTGTAATAGATGATAGCTCAATTACTTTTACTTGTACTCAAGACGGTAATGTGTCACAACAGCAATATCCAAGACCTAGTGATCCTGCTTCAGGAAAAGCTCTAACAGTTAATGAAATTACCTCAACAACGATTACAGTTAATGTAGGTCCTTCAGCTGTAGGCTCACAATATGCCCACACTTTTGTAAGTGCCACAGCAAACAGTATTAACAAAGCTCATCCTTTAGAAAATGGTGAGAAAATTACATTGGTTCCAAACAGTTTTACATTTACATGTGCAACAGATAGCAACGCAAGTCTTCATACATATCCAAGAGTAACAGATCCTGCATATAATACAAAACTAACTATTTCTGCTCATACACCAGAATCGATTACAGTAAATGTAGGAGTAAGTTCAGATACAAGCACACATACCTTTGTTAGTGCGACAGCAGATGCTGTAAGGATATCAGATCCTGTTTATGGTGAACAAGTACCAATCACTGCTGTAGGAGCAAATACTATTACAGTAAACGTTGGTGCATCACCAGGAGCGGCACAATACGATCATACCTTTTTCAGTGCTACAACAAATGCAGTTACTTTTGGAGGCACATATACAGCAGGTGGTGTAATAGAAACACCAGACCTTACTTTAGGTTCAGGTGAAGCAGGTACATCTACAATAGTTGGAAACTTAATCGATAAAATTACTTTTGTATTTGATGTTGATTATAATCCACCTTTAAGAAACGACCAAATGGACGTATTCCTAATGGGAGACCAAACTATTATTAGAAATGTAACGGTCAGAGGACACGGAGGGTTTATGTGTGTGCTTGATCCTGAGGGACAGGTACTAGTTAAATCGCCGTACATTCAAACTGCATCAAGTTTCAGTAAAAGTATTAACCAGAAAACATTTTCTGGAGGTATGTATGTAGATGCATACGTGGGTAACTTACCTACACGAATTTTAAGTAAAAACGGAAATTTCCAAGTCAATGTACAAAGTCCAACTGGTCAAGGACTTAGACTAAGACCTCCTCAGTTACCATGTCCGTTCTATGTAGAAGGTAGACGTTATCAGGTAAATGCTATTGCAAACTATGACGGTGGTCAAGGAACAGCAACGTTATTTTTAGATGCAGGTTCAAATGACGGTGCAGGCTATGATGAATCACAGTTTACATCTGCTACTGTAGCAAGAGATATTTTTCTACAAACAGCTGGTAACAGATCTATGCTGGCAAATGACTTTACACAAATTAACGACTTAGGATACGGATTGATTGCAAACAATGCGGCTTTCTCAGAGCAGGTATCAACATTTACTTACTACTGTCAAACAGCAATGTATGCAAACAATGGATCTGAAATTAGAGCATTAAACTGTTCAAATGGTTATGGTAATTTTGGATTAATTGCAGAAGGTGCTGATCCAAATGAGATTCCGGATCAAACTACACTTACACATAACATGATGCAACCTATTAAGGCATACACAGATTCTGCATTGACAAATGCTAATTTAGATCCTAGCATCACAGTTTACAACTTTGCAACTCCGCCAACATCACAAAGTGAATTTACAATCGATCATGGCGGTGCAACAGGAATATTAAGATATAAAGTAAGTGCAGTCACTAACCTTTCTGATACAGACAATGACGGTGTTGTAGGTGAAAGCGGAGACATACTTAGAACAGGTGTAAAAACTGCAACATACGCTTCTGGCACAATACCTAACTTGGGGCAAACAACAACTTTTGGCCAAGATGCAAATGGATTAGCTACAACAAATGTTAGTGGTTCTGGAACAGGTTTAACTGTTGCTGTAACTGTTCAATCAGGTGGTTCAGGTGCAACTGCAACTGTAATAAAATGTGGAACAGGATATGCAGGAAGCGATACTTTTAAAGTTGCAGGCGATCTTATAGGTGGTGCAACACCTACCAATGATTTAACATTTACTGTAGGTACAGTATATGGCAGTAGTGGACCTACTAATACTGCTGGTGCAGTAACTTCTGAAATGTTTAACATTTACAGATTAGAACTAGTAGCAGATGATGTGCAAAAAGATGATTTCTATGGTACACTCCAGGCAACTGTAACTGATAACACTGATATTGCATTTAGGAATAACTTTAACCATGTGTTCAGCGATGTAACTGATCCGCCATCATTGGTTACTAGACCAAGTACTGCTATTAACTTTGATGAAAGCGATACTACAACTTATAGAAGTACAAGTTTTGCAACAAGTGACAGTTTAAGTCAAGCATTACCTGCAAACCAAGTTTTGACAACATTTGAGCAAGGCTACAACTTTATTGATTTGTCTCCATTACCAGCAAGGATGTCTGAAAATAACAATGCTGGTTCAGGTAAGTATGGTGCAAACGCAGGTGATACAAGACTGGCGATTAATAAAGTAACATCAGGTGGTACTAGCCAATTCACACAAGCTCTGAGATTAACAAGAGATAGTTTGACACAAGCAGGTAAACAACCAGGAGATGCAGGTTACAGTGGAGGAATGATATTCCTATGGGATGGTAAAGTCCATCAAATTACAAACTATAACGAAGTTGATGTTATAGACTTTAACTCAGGTAAAACAGCAACCGCAGGTCAAACAGTTCAGCAAACAGTTGGTTCTACCACTGTTACTGCTACTGTGAAGAATACTATTTCAGGACAAGCAGAATTACAGGTAATAAATGCAACAGGTGCATTTACAACCACTGCTGATATAATATTAGATCCTTCTGGTGCAAATACAAATCTAGGCACACCTATTATTGTAAGCACAGCTGAATTTGCATTTATTGATTTTGACGATTCTCCAAATGTAAACATAAGTGGAGTATCTGGTTCGGGATTAGCAACGGCTATTCCAACTACTGGAACTGTTGAAAGATTAGAAGCAGGTTTACAAGCAGGTTCTACAGCAGAAATTACTGTAGCTATATCATTGTTAAGGGCAACAGGACATGACTTCACACAGATAGGTACTGGATCATTTAATGATTCAAACTATCCAAATGTTATTCTAGGTGAACCAGTAAATGCTCTTGCAGACTTTTATACTGACGCAGATAGTGCAAGTAATTCACAAGTTTGGGAACGTAGAAAAGGTAGAGTGTTCTTTGTAAGTACAGACCAAGACGGATTCTTTAGAGTTGGTAAATTCTTTAGTGTTGATCAATCAACAGGTGACATTACTTTTGCAGGTGAAATTGGACTTTCAAATGCAAACAGCTTAGGATTTAAGAAAGGTGTTACTATTAATGAATTTAGTGCAGACGATGCTTTTTCAGATGAATCAGGCCAAGCTGTACCAACAGAAAGAGCAATAGGAAACTTTATCAACAGAGCATTAGGTTTTAACGTAAAATCCGGTGCCCAAATACCAGGAACATCAAATAGAATAGGACCAGGCTTTTTACCTCTAAATGGTTTAAGCCCAATGGAAGGTAATTTAAATCTTAACAGTAATAATATTACTAACGTAGGATTACCTGCTAGTGGTACAGATGTTACAAACAAAAATTATGTAGATGGTAACGCTGAAGCATTTAGTACTTTAGGAAAAATGAGAGACTTCTCAGAAGAAACACCAGGTACTAATGAAATAATGGTTGCTACTGGTAATAAAATTATTATAACAGATGCAGAAACAGGCGGAACTTTTGTAGCAGGAAATAATTTAGAAAATAATGGCGGAAGTGCGTCAGGTACTATTGTACAAGTCACAACTGTAAACGACGAGCAGTTTGGAAATAGTAAAAGAAGAATTGTTTATACACCTGTAACAGGAACTTTTGATCCTGACACTGATGCATCTTATACAAATGGTACTGCAACTGCAAACGCAATTAGTAACGCTTTGGTAAACAATGTATCCGGACCATTTGATGAATATACACATGCCTCTGAAGCTTCTGGTAGTGATGTTAATATTACTGTAACAAGAACAAGCAGTAATACAGAAATAAATCTACAATATGAGCCAGGATCACTTGTTAATGCAGACGTAAATGCAAGTGCCGCAATAGCCCAAAGTAAATTAGCAATGACTGCGGCTAGCACTAGAGCAAACGCTACAGGTATATCACAAGCTGATTTAGGACTTGCAAGTTTTAAAGCAAGTGAATTTGACTCTACAAATGGTTGGATAGAATTACAAACAGCAACATCAACAACTGACGGTATTGCTCCTGGAAAATTACAACATATTGCAACAGATACAGTTTTAGGTAGAAGTGACGCAAATGCGGGTGCTGTAAGTGCTGTGGCATTTTCAACTATCATTTCTGAAGGTGGCGGACTTGCTGATGGCGACTTTAGCACATATAATACAACAGGCGGTACAATAGATGTCTTGTTAAGAAATGGTGCTGGTACTTATACAAATAAAAAATTGTCAGATAGTTCAGGTGCAGACACTATTGCTTTGAGAAAAACTGCAAGTGCAGGAGTTGCGGCAGGTGCTTTACAAGCAGAGGCAATTATATTAGGTGGTAATGACACTTACGAAGTGCTTTCTTTGAATGGTACTACTTTACAAGTAAAAACACCAGGACAAGCAACTGTGCTTGAAGCGGCGGGTACATCAACAAATTCACTTAATGTAGATATTCCAGGACTTATAAATGTTGGTAAACCATATGTCGATACACAAACTGATACAGCCAATCTATTAGTAACTGCTGAAAGTAATGCACAAACCAATAGTGGTACTCCTAGCACAACTGTTAAGGGTAGAGCAGGAAAAGGATTTGTAGCTACAAACTGGGTATACTCAAAAGCTATTGAAGCCATTGACGAAGGAGCAAATGGCGGAACAAACAGTACAGGAATAGTGTTTGGTGCCGATACTGGTTTTGCAGAAAGTTCTGCAAACACTGTTGTTGTATTTGCAAACGGAGCGGCTCAGGCAAGAGTAGACATTAATGGGCTACAAACAGACGCTGTTAGCAGTTTAACAGCAGATACAAACTTAACTTTAAGTGCTAATGGCACTGGAACTGTACAAATTGACGATACTGCGACAGTAACAGGCTTATTGACAGTATCAGATGCTACAGGTATAGAAGTCACAGCTGGCGGATTATATGCAAATTCACTAACAAGTTATGCGGCAGATTCTAATTTAACACTCCAAGGAAAGGGCACTGGAAAAGTTGTTGTAAATGATGGATTAAGTGTCACCGGAGATACGGATATAGGAAATGCAACAAGTGACACAGTAACATTTACTGCAAGAGTTGATTCTAATTTTGAGCCAGATGCTACTGCGAATAATAGAAACATAGGTCATACAGATAGAAAATGGAATACTGTTTATGCCTCTGTGTTTGAAGGAACAGCAACTTCAGCACAATACGCTGACTTGGCTGAGAAATATCTTGCAGATGCAGATTATGAGCCAGGTACAGTATTAGTATTTGGCGGAGAACAGGAAGTAACTGTAACAAAATATAAAGGTGACAGGAAAGTAGCAGGTGTTGTTACAACTGATCCTGCGTACTTAATGAATAGTGAACTGCAAGGAGAAAATGTAGTGGCTATTGCATTACAAGGACGGGTACCTTGTAAAGTGTTAGGAAAAGTTGAAAAGGGAGACATAATTGTTTCCAGTGCAATTAAAGGCTATGGTATAGTTCAAAACGATCCTGTAGTAGGTACAGTGATTGGTAAAGCAGTTGGTACTAAAGACGATGACGGCAGAGGTATTGTTGAAGTCGTTGTAGGGAGAGTGTAATGGCTAAACAACTAGTAAACATTGGTACAAGTATTAACAAAGGAGACGGCGATCCTTTAAGAACAGCTTTTGATAAAATAAATCAAAACTTTAATGAACTTTATGCTTCTACTACATTAGACTTAGACAGCATTGGCTCTAATATGATTCCAACAAGCGATGGAGGATTTGCATTAGGATCAGCAACTAAACAATGGAGTGATTTATATGTAAGAGATTTCATTTACATTGGTGGAACTAGATTACAGTCAGATGCACAAGGTAACATCACAGTAGATGGTGGTAGTTTACAGATCAAAGATGTACAAGGTGATATTTTTGCAGATGACAGTACAAAGGTATTTGATAGTTCTACACAAACATTTACAGGAAAGTTTGAAGGTGAACTGATAGGCACAGTGGCCGCAGATGATTCAACTGTACTAATAGACGGTGTAGCAGGTACAATCAATGCAGGTGCGTTAACAGGAGCTCTACCAGCAATAGACGGTAGTGCATTAACTGGTATAAGTGCCAGCAGTGTTGCATTTTCAAACATTACAAGCAAACCAACAACAATATCAGGTTATGGCATAACTGATGCTTATACACAAACACAGGTTGATACTGCTATTACAAATGCAACTTCAAGTATTGTTATCCCAAGTGGTTCTGCTCAATCAATAGACGTTGTTGCCGCAGACTCAACTGTATTAGTTGACAGTGTAAATGGCACACTAAATGCAACTACACTCACAGGTGCTTTACCAGCAATAGATGGTAGTGCGTTGACAGGTGTGACAACGGCATTTTCCAACATTACAAGTACACCAACAACACTTGCTGGTTATGGAATTACTGATGCGGCAACATTAAACAATATGGC